AACCCCATTCAACTTCTACGGCTTCACGGTCATTGCCGAGGCAACGATTGCAACGATTGTTGCGCCGACTGCCGGAAGTCCTGACGGGACCGCCTACGACGGCGACGAGGCAGGGATTGCCGGGGATGCGCTGCCGACTGGCTACTATCCCGTCCGTGGATCTTCCATCACACTCACCTCCGGTAAAGTCATCCTTTGGAAAGAGTGAACTATGACGCTGGAAACCGCTGCCATCGCTGCGTTGAGTGCCGTCACTGGCGCTCTGTGCTTCATGTTCAAACTACTCTGGAAGCGCTCGCAGGATTGCGAGGAATGGAGAAACGAGAAAGAGCCGCTCATCAACCAAATGGCGCAAGAACTCGGCATTCATTCCGGCATCACGCGCATGGTCAATACCTGCCACGTCAAGGGATGCCCATATGCGGGCACCCTGACGGGCACCCTGACAGCGGAAACTTTTTCGATTCAGTCAGCCGCACACAACAAGGACCACCACCACCAATGAAAAGCATGCTCATCCCTCTCATCGCCAGCCGCAACGGTTGGGCATTCCGCCAAGTCCTGAAAGCCATCACGGTCGCTTGTGCGTCCGTGACTGCTTGGCTCACGTCGAGCGGAGTCGATGCCAGTACGTCAACGGCTATTGTTGCGGGCATCGGCGCGGCTCTTTCGTGGGGCGCTGAGCTTGGCCTGTCGAAACTCGCGTCAAGAATCGCGGTCCCGTGTCTGGCGCTTCTCTTGTGCTCATGCAGCACGACACCAAGCGGAGAGAAAACATTCATCGGCATCACTTCGGCGGGTTGGTTGAACGTCGGTAAAACTGCTGCCGTCGCTGCCGTTCCTGTCGCACTGGACGAGCGCGAAAAGACAGCCGCAAAGAATCCCGTCGCGGTCAACCCATGAAGCTCGCTCTCGGCAATTCTCTGGCAACGCAGCGCATCGGCGGTGACACCACGCCCGGTGGCGCTGCTGATGTGTGGGCGCTGGAGGATAATTTGTTTGGCTGGCTTCTTGAAGACGGTAGTTCCTTTTGGTTAATCGAAACTTAACGACTCACTTGTATGGCAGACACTAAAGCATCAGCATTTTCTGGTATTGGAACGTGGACCGCATTGGCGGATGGCGACCTGTTTCCCTTTGTGGACATCTCAGGAACGGGAGCCGCGAAGAACTCGGTGGCGACCTACCTGGAGATTAAAACGGCGATCTCCACGGTACTGCTCCCTAAAGCTGGCGGCACGATGACCGGGCAACTCATCAACTCCACCAACGGCGCAGCGTCCACACCATCGCTACTACTCTCGGGCACGCCGTTCTCGGGCGGCACGGGCACGACGACGAAGCCGTTGGTGAATATCGAGACAGCCGGGGCGACAAGCACGGGCTGGAGCACGAGCGGCACGATGCTAGGCGTGAATGCCCCGAGCGGCTCCGAAGGTAACGCCATCGACTTGCAGATCAACGGCAGTTCTATCGTTTCCGTCCCGGCGAATACAGGTCAGATGTTTTTTAATGCATTCGACTCCCCGCATGCTGGGGCTGGTGTTTACATTGGAGCCGGAGGAACTGAGAATCTTCACCTCACGTCAAACCAAGGACTCAACCTTAGTAGGAACCTAGTTGTTGGGTGGGTAGATGCATTCAACACATTTTCAACGCCTACTGTCGGACTCATCTGGGGAGCTAGTGAAGTAGTGAAGTTATTCAATCCAAACACAGCAGCCGGGGCGGCGTTCCAAATGGTTGAGATGACTGCTCCATCGGCAGCGCCAGCCAACAGCGGACGCATTTTCCTGCAAGACAACGGCGCTGGCAAAACCCAACTCATGGTCATCTTCGCCTCGGGAGCTGCCCAGCAAATCGCCATCGAACCATAACACCATGAAAATCACCCTCACACTTCCAGACACCGCCCTACCAGCGTGGAACCGCCGCCTAGACCAGTTCAACACAGGTTCCGGTCAACCACCCATCACGCTCACCGAGTTCTTCCAGCGCACTGCCATCGACGAGCCAACCCCTGCACTCGTCGCCGCGTATCAAGTCGCTCGCCGTGAAGCACTGATCCCCGTCGCCGACGAGATTCTCGCCGCTCCGGGGGAGAAGCAGCAAGCAGCCATCGACGCCGCACTCACCGTTGTCCGCGACTGATCTCTCATGAACGACGCCCGAAAGAACGAACTCCGCGCCCTGATCGACGCTTATGCTGACTGCATTGCGCGGTCACAGCAAATCCCCGCTGCCTGCGTCAAGGTGGAGATCGACAAGCGCATCTCGGAAATCCCTGCCCCGGCGGAACAAGCGGGAGCCGCTGCCGTAATCACTTCGCCGCAAACCTCTCCCGCCACCTGATAAGGAACGCGGTCGTTGAGCCTCCGTCGCCATCGTTGAGGCGGCACTTGCACTTGTCACCCTGGGCGCACTCGATGAACAGGCATCCCGGCTCGTAGTCGAGCGCTGGCCGCTGACCGTATCGGCATTCCGTCGAGGCGTTGAAACGGTTTCTGATTTTCTCATAGTCGGTCATGCCTTCGCCTCCCGTGCTGCGCTCCAGATGATGCGAGCAATAGCCTTATTACCGATGGCCTGCTCTGTCCACCACGCCTCGAACGGGTCAGGCTTCGGCGGGGGCGCGATGAAGTGCGTCGCGTCAACCTTCTCCTGTGGGTTGCCATGCCAAGACATCTCGCCATCCCCATCCCAATAGACATACTCCCGCTCATCATCTGGCAACTCGGCAATCGGTCGCCACGTCGGCACGTCTGCGGCTGGTTGATCGGCCAGCACGGCGTCACGGACAGCACGGGCGAAGGCTTCGCGGGCTGGCTTGTCGGCATCCCAGAATATCGCGGGTTCGGAAATCGTGATACAGTTTGATTCTTGCTGAGTTTTTTGCAGTTCGCTAAAGGCGGCATCGACTCCGAGTTTGGTGAGTTCTTCAATCGTTTTCATGTGGTGTGTTTGGTGTTTGGTTGGCTTTTTCTACTGCATGCATACACCTCCGGCAGTGCTTCAGGCCCGTTGATTCGTGCCAGGGCATGCCATCGGTGACTTTAGCCGAGCACGCCGCTTTGCCGTTGGTGACAAAGTGGGCGCACTCAAAGAATAGCGACTGCATCCAGTGTCCGGCAGGGGGTGCAATCTCAGGCGCAATAGGGGGTGCGTGGCGATTCCATCCGCTTCGCCTCCGCCAGCTTCTGACCGTGTTACGGCTGAGCTTCAGCAAGCGAGCGATTCGCTTGTATCCCTTGCCGTCCTCGTAGAGTTGGCGGGCTAGATCGCGGGCGGTCATGGCTTCAGGGAGGGTTTCAAGTGGCCACTCGGCGATGATGCCCTCAAGGGCTTCTCTGGCGTCATGGCTTCAGTAATGGTTGGAGTTTGGCGAGGGCTGCTTGCCCGGTTCTGAATGCTTGCGATTGCAACGTGTGGTCCGTGCTCATACCACTGCCAGCTTTCGGCCACGCTCTGAGTGCATCAGCGGCATCCTTTATCGCCGCCTCGATCCGGTCGATGGCGTCCCATTGCTTCTCATCGGCGTTGTGCGCTTCGAGGAATGCGCGGAGTATGGAAAGGTCGTTCATGGGAGGAATGGCTGGAGTTTGGCGAGTGACGCGCTTGCCTGCTGCGCATAGACGCTAAACACGCTTGGCGGATGCGGGTCAGAATCGCAGCGCAACAGGTCGCGCTCTTCACATTCCCCGATGTGCTCGACAAGATCGCTCAAAGATCGGTCGGCCCCCTTGATCGCCGTGCGCATGGCTTCGAGTTGCTTTTCGTGCCGCTCTTGAAGAGAAGCCATGCGCACGGCGAGACTGTTGTTTATGTGTGAGCATCTCTCAGCCCCTTTGTTCGCGGCTGTCAGTTCGCGACGGGTAGTTTTGAGTTTCTCCCGTGCCTCGTCGCGCTCGCGAAAGAGCTGAATGATAACATCCATCAAATCAGACTGACTGATAAGAGTTATCGTCTCCGGTGTTGGTAGTTCGTTTGTGGTACTCATAGGCCCGCACAGTAGCACGGAAATAAAAAACGCAAAAAATAAAATAATATTTTGACGAATGCAAATTCACCGCGAGGATTGGTGACCCATGAAAAAATACGTTGGAACATACCTAACCGAGGAGGCGCATAAATCGCTGCGCATCCATGCAGCCAAGGAGGGCGAAAGCGTGTCTTCGCTTTTGAAGCGTCTCGTCCTTAACTTCCTCGCCAGAAAGGAGAAAGCGAAATGAACCTCGATGACGATTACTTCGAGCCTGCGCCACTGAAGCCCATGTGCGAAGACTGCGGCGAAGTGCCGGTAGATACGCGCGGCGACTCCTGCCAAGGCTGCATTGAACTGCACCGCGAACTCGAAGCGGATGACGTTTGGCCCGTCTATCTGGCCTCGCTCAAATACGGCGCGAAGGAAATCGACGCCTTTGACGACAAGCTCGCAGGCTGGAAATACATTGGCGCGACTATCGCCCATGAACGCACAAGCAAATGCGTCGCCATCGCCAGCGCGAACGATCTTATGTTTATCGCTCCTGGGCATCGCGGGCATTTGGTTTTCAGCCACAATGAGGGCGTGCCGTCGATCACGATTCTTGCCGGTGAAAAGCAATATCCTGAATGGGTCGCATGCTTCACGGCCCACACGCCCCACGAGGTCATTCTCGCCGCCTGCAACGCAGTTATTCACTAATCCCATGAACCTACGCACCGACACCTCGCCGCAATACATCGACCTCAAGCGGCACTTGCCCGACTTGAAGGCATCACTCACGCCGCCCGACGAGCGCAAATTCGAGCCGCTCGCCACGGAGAGGTTCAGCGACGACACGAGCTACCCTGGCGAGGGCCTTTTCTTTCTCGCTGTCGCGGCCTTTGTGACGTGGGTCGCAATCATCGCCTACTTTCTCCAAGCCTGATACCAGTCCTGACATCCACCACCCTATGAAGAAAAAACCCGCTATTACCAAGCCTGTCGCTGCTTCGGCTTGCTCTTGCTGGAGTGACCGCAACAAAACCCTGTCAAAGGAATATGGACTCAGAATCAGCGACGCATGCGAAATGCTAACGATGAGCAACCTTAACCTCGGTCACACATACTGCCTGCCTCTGCAAAGAGCAGACGGGGCCAAGATCAAACGTGCTGACCCCAAAACGATCACAATCTCGCATTGCCCATTTTGCGGGGCGAAACTTGCCTGATACCATTAACCACCAGCCCAACAACCACCAATGAGCACCCAACTTGCCACCAAGACGAACGACCTCCGCTCGATCATCACGAGCGACAAAATGAAGCAGCAGTTTGCCGCTGCGCTTCCTCATCATCTCACGCCAGATCGGTTTTGCCGCATCGCGCTCACCGCTCTGACTCGCACGCCAAAGCTGGCCGACTGCACGCAGGAATCGCTTATGCGGTGTCTCCTCGACCTTTCGGCATACGGCATCGAGCCGGACGGCAGGCGGGCGCATCTCATCCCCTATGGGAATCAATGCACGCTGATTCTCGACTGGAAGGGCTTGGCTGAATTGGCGATGCGTTCCGGCATCATCGCCAAGCTGCACGCCGACATTGTGTGCGAGAACGATGTTTTTGAATACAACATGGGCGAGGTCGTGCAGCACAAGATTGATTTCCGCTCGCCTCGTGGTGCCATGTATGCGGCCTACGCGATGGCGGTCACTAAAGACGGCCCGGTGTTCGTTGCGGTTCTCAACAAGGACGAAATCGACGGCATTCGTAAGCGCTCCAAGTCTGGCAACTCTGGACCGTGGCAGACCGATTATAACGAGATGGCGAAGAAAACCGCCTTTCGTCGTCTCGCGAAGTGGCTTCCGCTCTCGGCTGAGTTTCGCGATGCCGTGGACAAAGACGACGACCTGCAAGTTGAGCGCGATGTCACGCCGAAAGCAGCACGCGCAACGCCGCTCGATCCCTTCAAGTCGCTGCCTGAGCCTGCCGAAGAGTCCGCGCCAGTGGTCGAAGTCGAGGACGCAGCGCCCGAAGATCCTGAGATTGAGATTCTGACCGACATGCTGACACTCATCGCTGACGCCACGGACGCGGAAACGCTCACCAGCTACGCGCATCAATCGAACAACAGCTTCACCAGCGCAGCGAACACGAAACTGTGCAAGCGTGCCATCGCCGACAAGGCCAAGTTGCTCGGACTCAAGTGGGTGGGAACTTCGGAAGAAGGAGGGTTTCAAGCATGAAAACAAGCATCGAACAAATCTCCCCAGAATTGGCAGTTCAATACCTGCTGAGCAATACGAACAACCGCCCTCTGCGTAAAACCCATGTGGCTTGGTTGGCGGATCAAATGAAAAACCAGCAATGGAAGCTCACGCATCAAGGTATTTGCTTCACTCAAGACGGCGCATTGAGCGACGGTCAGCACCGACTTGAGGCGATTATAGCCAGCGGAATGACCGTCCCTATGATGGTCACGCGTGGGGCTGAAACTGGCAATTTTGAAGCCTATGACTTGGGAATCGGGAGGACGGCGGCAGACATCACGCAAATGCCCAAGAAGAAGGTGGAAATACTGAACACTCTTGCGCTCGTTGATAAAAACCTATTCATGGCGGGGCGTTTTATTCCGGCTGACATTGTGCGATTCAATGGCTTCTTTGGAGTGTTGATTGACCGGCTTTTCAAATATGCCGGAACCTCAAAAAAAGGCACTAGCAAGGCCACCGTTCGCTCTGCCGCAGTGCTTTGCATGGCCGAAGGCAATGAGTACGCTCTGGAGCAGTATAGGTGCCTGACACTATTGGACTTTTCAGGCATGAGTAGCGCTGTCCAGTCGCTGGCCCGGCAACTCCTTGGCACCCCAAGCAAGGGGAGCAACTTGCAGCGCGAACAGGAATTTGTTCGCGCCCTGCATGCCTTCAACCCAGATAACAAAGCCATTACCCGGCTCCAAATTAGCGACCCAACCGCTCACCTAAAAAGCGCACAGCAGCGCATTCATGCAATTGTCACCCTCGCAGCACGAAAGGAGACCGAAGCATGAAAATCCACAAAGGCTTTCTCCAAGGCTCCGAACAATGGTTTGAACTTCGGCGCGGTCGCGTGACGGCTTCAAACTTCGACAGGATCATGACGGCGGTTCAATGCAAGTATTCAGCGCAGGCTGAAGGCTATCAGCGCGACTTGTTAGTCGAGAGTTTTTGCCCCGATTATGCCAAGTTCCTCGGCAACAAATGGACAGAGCGCGGAACCGAGATGGAACCCGAGGCCCGCGCGGCATTCGAGGTCCACACGGGACTTGCAACTGAGCAGGTGGCATTCGTCACAACAGAGCGCTGGCAGCATGTCGTCGGCTGCTCTCCTGATTCACTCATCCCGGCTGGCGGATCATCCTATGCGTCCGGCCTTGAAATCAAATGCCCGTCTCCATTCACTCATGCGGAGTACATCGAGAAAGGAATGCTGCCTGACGCCTACAAGATGCAGTGCCACGGCGGCATGATTGTCACGGGCTTGGATACTTGGCATTTCTTCTCCTATTTCCCTGGCCTTCAGCCATTCCACATCATTGTCAGGCGCGACGACTTCACCGCGAAACTGACAGACGCTCTCGACCGCTTCGTGATCGAATACGGGGCCTATCGCGAGAAGATGACGCCGAAACTTCAACTCCAACCAACCGCGCAATGAACACCAAAGAACAAGCATCACAACTCCGCCTGGCAACGCTAAAAAGTCCAAGTGATATGGCCGAAGAAACTGATCCTCAAAACACAACAGGCCAGCCCCTGGGGTTGGCAGCAGAGCCGGGTTCGGCGTCCCGGTTGCTGTGGAATGACGCCGCCGTGCCAACCAACGCCGCTCGAATCGTCGAACGAAATAACTGCCCATTCTGTGATTCTGACTGTACGGGCCTCTCACACTCAGATGGTTACAAAGTCATGATCTGCCTGAACTGCGGGGCCAAAGGGCCGTATCTGATCGACAAGACTGGCGACTGGAACCGCGACGACTTCCGCGCAATCGCAATGTGGAATCAACGCGGGGGATGGCCTTCGCCGAACAGTGATTATCCAGAACAAGTTTCCGTATGAGTGCCGACATCACACTTTTCGGATGGGACCAGCCCATGAAGCCAACGAAGGCCAAACGCGGCCAGCCAAAGGGCAACGCAGCGCCAATTGGCAGCGGTCCTGCGGGCGAGACGTGCGGAACGTGCGCGCATGCTTATTGCGTCGAATATGCCAAGCGGTATCACAAGTGCCGATTGGTCAAAGCTACAGGAGGACCGGGGACGGACATTCGGCTCAAGTGGGCAGCGTGCAGCAGGTTCGAGAAGAGAAAGGGGGAAGCGTGAAAATCTTTGCCATCGACCCCGGCCCTACTGAGTCGGCCTTTGTTATCTGGGACGGCTCTACGATCCTCGACAAGGGCAAGGTGCCAAGCGAACGCCTTTTGCCACTGCTCGGCATCCACGAGCGCGATTGCCGCGTTGTCTGCGAAATGATTGCCTGTTACGGCATGGCAGTTGGGGCGGAGGTGTTTGAGACGTGCGTATGGATTGGCCGCTATCTCGAAAAACTCCAAGGCAACATGGACCGCATGAAGCGTCTCGAATGCAAAATGCACCTTTGCCATTCCGCGAGGGCGAATGATTCGAATATCCGCCAAGCTCTGATCGACCGCTTTGGAGCGCCGGGCAAGAAATCCGCCCCCGGCCTGACCTTTGGACTATCCGGCGATATGTGGGCGGCGTTTGCCGTCGCTGTCACGGCCTACGACAAACTTTCCATCACGGCCATTGCGTCGTGATACCACAACACAGCACAACCTAACACCATGCCAAAATACTTCCCGAAGGGCTTCACCCATCTGGATCGCCTCAGCGACTTGCTCGCCATCACCGCTGACTGGACGCAGACCAACCGCCGCCGCTGCCATCTGATCCGCAAGGACGTGAAGAGTCATCTGAATGAAAAAGAGAAGGAAGAGCTCCAGCGCCTCGAAACACTCGCGGATGCGCGGATCGCCCTGATGGACCTCCAGCATCCTATGGGGCCGGATGAGATCACGCTGACAGTGGAACGCCTGAAACGAGAAGGAAAATGGCAGGAAACACCTCGCTCATGACGCACATTTACGAACTCGTTGACGCCACAAGCGAGGGAGAATATTACCCGCTAGGCTTGTTCCTCGACCTGCAAGACGCAATACTTGCTGGCTCACTGTTTCATCCCGGCAAGTGGGATAACGTAATGGATGACTTTGGAGTCTCTGAGATTCGCCAGCGTGCGCTCGGAGTAAGTCAGAATGAATACAAGGTTCTTTGGCGCTCCGAGTGGACGCCATCAACAAACGAATGGGACACAGATTGGACAGCAACAACACAAACCGGAACAGAATCAAAGCCTCTGCCTATGAGCAGGGCATAACCAAACAAACTCATGGCATCACCAACTCACAAAGTAGTCGCAACCACCGGAACGTACAAAGATCGCGACGGAAACGAAAAGAAGCGTTACACGCAATGCGGTATTGCGTTCACTGACGATCAAGGCCGCATCTCGATCAAGCTCGACGCAGTTCCGGTAACTCCTGAATGGAGCGGATGGCTTTCACTTTTCCCGATGGATGACGATAGGCAGGAAGCGCGTCAACAGCCTCGGCAAGAGCGTCCAGCTACTCGGCCAACAACTCGCCGCGCGCCTCCTCCTGGCACGATCCAGTATCCCAAATCTGAAGCGGGCGACATGGGTAATGAAGACATCCCATGGTAGCCAACCACCAACCAAACGACGAAATGAAAACCTCGGAAGATATCAACGCGCTGCGTGACGCTATTGCGGCATCAAATGATTTACTCATACGCCTACTCCCATTTATGGAGGATATAGAGGGAGACGCAGCATATAAGCCGGGCGCCGTGTCGAAACTTGTGAGTGAGTTGAAGCGCATTGTAAAGAGCAAGCCATGAAAACCATTCCACCAACATCCTTCACGGTCGAGTTGCGACGCCGTAAGCTCTGGGTCAGAGGACTCGGACAAGCAGCAGTGCGAGACCTTATGACGATCATCGCCGAGCCTGCGCCGCTTTTGACGCGCTCATGGGCAGAGCGCTCGCTTGCCCCATCGAATCTGGAGCACACGGGCAAGCTCGTGAACGCCGGATTCGTCCAACTCGACCGCGACGCCGGACTATTCCGCTCGACGGATGCGGGCCGGACGTGGATCGAGAAACTCAAAACGGCAAACATCATCCAATGAAAACCAATACCACCACCATTCCGCAAATCACCTTTTACGTCGCCTGTGACGACAACCTCAAATCCACCGTGCGCAAAGCGTGTGCCATTTGGTCAGACGTGCTTTCCGGCTACGTCACGCTTCAACCGTGGGAAATGGGGCGCATTGTGAATATCACGGTCAAGATCGGCGACGGCGTGCAGACCATTGCTCACCCTGACCGCGTTGCGCACTGCAAGAGCGTTGCGCCTGACCTGTGGGCAATTCGTCTTGAGCGCGGTATCAAGTGGGCTGTAACGCCCTGGCAGCGCTTCTGGGGCCTTGGCGAAGATGCTCTTGCGGCTGTCGTGCATGAACTCGGCCACGTCTTCGACCTGCCGCATGCTTCAGATCCCATCTGGGTCATGCACCCTGATATTGGCGGAAACGGCAAACTTTCCGAAAGCGAGAAGGCGTCATATCGAAACTTTTTCATTCAGAAGGTTCTATAGCCCGCCAGAAATCATTTTGCCCTAGCTCAGCTTTGCGCTAGAGAATCAACGCCGAGTCGAAACCGGTAAAGCATGAATCCAAAACCACATCGCCCCATCATATCACCGCGCCAGCAATGGCCTCGCTGTCTCATGTCAGCGTTTCGAGCGGTGGTAGGTGGGGCGGCCTTTTGTCATGAGTGACGCAAAAAACAGCGGTAGGCTTCCCGCCTTCCAGTTCTACCCTGCCGACTGGCGCAAAGATCCCGGCGTACAATCGCTCGATTTCGAGACCAGGGGAATTTGGTGGGAAATCATCTGCCTGCTTCATGAGTCTGACGAGCGCGGCGTCCTGTTGTTGAATGGTCAACCGATGCCAGAACCGGCGCTTTGTCGCCTTCTCGGTTTGGATAACCAAAAACTAACCACCGCGTTAACCACCCTCCTAACCTATGGCGTAGCAAAGCGCAGGGAATCGGATGGCGCGATCTACTCAAAGCGCATGGTTGCCGACGAAAGACTGCGCCAAATCCGCAAAGAAGCCGGTTCCAAGGGTGGAAACCCGCTTTTGGTTAAGCAAAACGTAACCACCCCGGTTAAGCAAAAATCAACCCCTTCATCTTCATCTTCATCTTCATCTTCATCTTCAATAAAAGAAGAGCTAGCGCTCCCGTTCGCCTCTCCTGAATTTTCAGAATCGTGGAACAAGTGGATCAAATACCGGAAGGAGATCAAGAAGCCGATCACGCCAACCATGGCAGAGTCACAACTCAAGAACCTTGCCGCCATGGGTGAGAGGAGAGCAATCGCCATGATCGAGAACACAATCATCAAGGGTTGGCAAGGACTCCGCGAAGAGTCGGAACAATCCTTTTTTGGAAGCGCACCGAAGAAGCCCAAACACCCATCATGCCTGTAAAACCTCCATCGGCAGAAGAACTGCTCGCCAGCCTCAACCAGCCAATGCCGTTCAGTGCCGAGGCTGAAAGCGGCGTCCTCTCCTGCTTCATTCACGACTCGGCACGATTAGCGGCTTGCCTGCACTCCTCGCCACCGTCACTTTTCTACTCGGAGGCGAATCAAATCATCTTTTGCGCGATGGTGGACGAAATCACGGCAGGCAGGCCGATTGATCCCGTTTCTCTCACGCATCGCCTACGCAACGGCGGCAACCTCGATAAAGTTGGTGGTCCTTCGGCAATCTCGGAGCTTCACGGCATGATGATCATTCCGGCCCTGTTCTCGCACTACATGGGCATTCTGCGCGAGCTTTACAGTCAGCGGAAGCACATCGAGGCGCACGCCAGATCCTTGACGTTCCTGTTCCAAGCTCGGGACGGTGAGGTTGCGGCGACGCTGGACACGATCAAGGGCGTGTTGGAAGAGGCCGGGAAGATGCCGGGGCAACTCCTCAAGAGCGTGTCTTTGCGCGAGGCCATGGACCCGCTTCTTGCCGAAATCGAGCAGCGAGCGGCAAACCCTGGGAGACTGCCGGGTATTCGCACGGGATTCCCGACTATCGACCGCAACACGGGGGGCATGATGCCGGGGCAAGTTTGGGTTTTCGCTGGTGAGCCTGGGGACGGCAAGAGCACGATTATTCAAAACTGCGCCGAGTCTGCGGCCGAGGATGGGAACAAGGTCCGGTGGTATCCGCTCGAAATGCCGCACAACGAGCAATCTTTGCGGCTGCTGGCGTCTCACTCCCGAGTCGATAACGGGAGCATTTACCGTGGAGACCTGACGCCGGGGCAAATGATGGCGGTCTCCGCTTCCTGCGCGAAGATCAAGCGGGCTTCTCAAATCGAGTTGGTCGATGTGGAGGATGCCAGCGCGACAGATATCTTCGCCGACATCGAGAGAAGCGACGCTGCCGTGGTGGTGGTCGATTACCTGCAACTCATGGAGGACGGGAGCGCGCGGAAGTCGGACACACGGGAGGGCGTTCTTGCCTCCATATCGCGCCGTCAGAAGCGTTTAGCGCGTCGGACTGGCAAAGTCATCCTGACTGCATCGCAGCTCAATGACAGTGGCAAACTGCGCGAAAGCAGGGCTATCGGGCAAGACGCCGACAAGGTGATGATGATCCGCAAGGTTGCATCTGACGATTCAGATACCGGCTTCGATGACGAGAAGCGCAATCTTTGGTGCGAGAAGAACCGAGGCGGAAAACGTCATTGGGAGCTTCCGCTTCTGTTCCTTGGCTCAATCTTTCAATTCCGCGAACCATGACCACCATCCCAAATCCGCCAACAAGCCGACAAATCGGACGCAAACTAGCAAAACTAATTGCCACGATGCGCAAACTTCAACGAGCACGGGGCTGGACGCTACGCAAACGGCCCGACTAACCACAATCAACCCACACTTACCATGCCACATACACCGGAGCTAAAAACCAATGAAGTCCAGACCGCTGAGGCGGTTGATCCTGCCGCGATTTGTTCGCCCTTGGACGATGATCGAAGCGATGAAGCCGACTACTGCCTAGAGGCCTATGAGGAAGCGTCCAGACATCTCGAAATGCTCGCTGAAGACTTGGAGGCCGGACTGGAAACGAACTGTCTGCTGCGAGTCGCGGGGACGATACGGAAGGTAGGAAGACTCGCCTACGGACCAGACCTCTGCCACGACCCTGATGCGCAGAGGGCGAACGACAAAAATCAGACACCGCCGCCGATGGCGTAGCAAACACGACAGATGACCATCGGCGGTTGTCTGCATTTTTCTTGTTCTCCTTCGTATGAAAACGCTCAATCACAGACTCAAAAAGCACGACATCGGCCTCATTGATTCACAATCTGGCAAAGTGTTGAAGACACAGAAAGCCGTCGATGTGTCCGATGAACTCACCCTAGACGCGGACTCGGAACCGCTGTGGCTCTACTACACTACGGCAGAGCGCGGTGAGATCGTGCAACTGCGGCAAGGCTGCGCATCAGTCCACTACTTCACGGAATGGATGCACCGCGACGTGGATAGCGCACTCTCTCACTGGGCAGCGTGGACGAACTCCAGCAAAGAGAGGCTGATTGAGTTGTGTCTCAAATACTCCCCGACTCACGCCAAGAAGGAGAACCACCTAGCTCTGCCATGAATGCCGCGCTCTTAACTCTCGCTCCGCCCTCGACTACCTCGCGGCAGTCATTGGCAGCAGCGTCTTGTTGGCCCTTGGTGGTGTCGTTTGGTGGTGGCACAAACAGCGCCGCAATGCTCATCGAAATGGCGCGGCGAAAGGTCCGCCCTGATCTGATTATGTTCGCGGACACGGGCGGCGAACTGCCGGAAACCCTCCGCTTCGTCGCTGACTTTTCGGAATGGCTGCAAGCTCACGCCATGCCTCCAGTCGTCACAGTGCGCGAGGAACGCCAAACGCTAGAGCAAGAGGTGCTAGCCGCTAACACGCTGCCGTCTCTGGCTTTTGGTTTTCGCTCGTGTTCGGACAAATACAAGGTCAGGCCTCAAGAGCGATACCTGAAACGATGGCAACCCGCGCTAGATGCCTGGGCGACTGGCGGCAAAGTGGTGAAGCTCATCGGCTACGACGCCGGAGAATCGCACCGAGTAAAAAACCACGATGACAAGCGCTTCATGGTAGCCTATCCGCTCGTAGAGTGGGGCTGGCGTCGTCGTGAATGCGTGGCGACTGTGGAAGCCACTGGATTCCGGCCCGCTAAGTCTGCCTGCTGGTTCTGTCCAGCATCCAAACGCGGCGAAGTGCTGTCACTCGCCAAAACGCACCCGGATCTGTTCGCCCGCGCTGTAGAGATGGAACGCAACGCCACCACGGCAACGACGGCGATTGGCCTGGGGCGCAACTGGCGCTGGTCCGACCTTGTGAAAGCCGATGCACAGCAAATGAAGCTGTTCGATGATCTTCCCGATCCGGTGCCATGCGGCTGCTATGACGGCAGCGCGTCCGATGATTGGGCCAACGCCACGCTCTCCCATGAGGAGGGCGAGAAATAACCCCTATGACACCACCGACTACATCGCCCTCCGAATTGGGAGCAGCACATGGTTCTGGCTTTGCGTCGCTCCTGCGTGAGTCCCGCGAATATGCTGGCCTGACTCAGGCCGAACTCGCGGAAAAAACAGGACTACAACCAACGGCCATTTCACACTTTGAAACAGGGACGCGCCGCCCGTGCATTAACAACCTGCGGAAACTGTGCAAGGCGCTGCGCTGCTCCGCTGACTCACTCCTGCAACTATGAAACGACTGATCAACTGGTGGAAAAACCGCAACGATCCGCATCTAAGATTCGCGGAAGAACTGCGAATACTGGCCGATGAGGCTGCGGAAGTGAGGATGCACGTCCTCGCTGACACGCTCAACGGCATCGCGACAGAGGTGGCGCTCGGAAGTAGCCAGAACGATCAAACGCAGCAACCCCATAGGGCATGACCACGATGGGCTCACCACTACCAGCACCCGCCGCCAAAGCGGCAGACTCTCAACCTGCGACAGGCGGCCCTATGGGGTTAGCTGCCGTGCCGTGTTCTCCTTCGAGGGCCGATAAAATGTCCGCGATGGTTTCATGGCTCATTGAATATCACGAAGGATGGTATGGGCCACGGGCACGCTGGAACAAAAAGCAGAGAGACGACTTCGACGCCAAGGCGGGCTTCCTCATGCTGTTCATCGACGGCTTCAAATTCACAAAGGAGAACACCAAGCTCGGCAACGAGCGAGCCTAAGCGAGTCCGTTTGCCTCAGCGCCACGGTTCGCCTTGACTTTGAGACGTTTAACCCGCTTTTCAGACCATGCCAGTATTGAAGAATCCCAAGTATGAGGCTTTCGCGCAAGCTTTGGCCGAGGGCATGTCAGGTTGTGCTGCTTATAGGCAGCATGTGGCCGAGACGGGCACCAAAACAGACGCCTGTATGACAGGGGCGTCGAGGCTGCTCGCGGACGAAAAGGTTTCGCTAAGGGTCTCAGAATTGAGAAAAAGCTTCCACGAAGTGCTTGAGCAGAAACTTGGCGTTCGGCAGGAAACCATTGCCCGGTTCCTTGTGGCCTGCATGGAAACGCCTGTCGAGGAGGTCGCCGAGAACTCACCACTGGCCCAAGAGGTGAAGAGATCGCGGAAGTTCGTTGGCAAGGGTGAAGATGCCGAGGAGTGGGAGGTTGAGCAGGTGAAAACGCCCTCCAAGCTCGATGCCGCGAAGGAATTAAACAAGATGGCCGGATGGTATCAGCCCGATAAAGTCGAGCACTCTGGCGACGAGAAGCTACTTGCAGCGCTGGCGGCAATCAAAAATGTAACGCATGGATAACGCCAAAATAGGAGAAGATCAATGAATAAAGACCAACTAGCCCCTTGGATGATGAAGCCCCTCGATGAATGGGCAATCGTCGGGATGAACCACTATCACATCAACGGCGAGAAGAGACTGTTCGTGGCAATGGTGAGTGGCGGCAGGTGCATCAAGGAGGAGGGGCCGGACGACAAGTATCTCTGGAATCGTCTTTGGCACCAAGCGACCCATCCAGAGAACGACGCATGAGTGAAGAACTCTTCGACCTCCTGAAAGACCGCGAGTGGCGGCTCAATAACCTCTACGTCATTCTCATCAATGGCGGGCCTGCTGCGTTCGTGCCGCGCCCTGAACAGTTGGAATACCGGCATAACCGGCACGCGCGAAACTTCATCCCGAAAGCTCGAAAGCTCGGCGTCAGCACCGAAGTCGTGCTCGAGAACGGCGACGACTGCGTTTTCAACCCGAACTTCAAAGCGGCGATCATTGACGAAACGGAACCGGCAGCGTGGGAGAAGCTCGAAATCTTCCGCTTTGCCTGGGTGAACGGCCCGAAGCATCCAGACCCGAAGATTGCGGCCCTCTGGCTGCTCATCCATAAGGCAAACGAACTCCTGACCGACAACAATGGGGAACTCGCTTGGCACAATGGATCGAGTTTTCAGGCCGGCACGTCGTTCACCGGTCGCACGCCGCAACGCCTGCACGTCTCCGAGTTCGGCCCGATCTGTGACGCATCGCTTGAGAAGGGGCGGAAGATTCGCCGCGGCTCGATCAACGCCGTCCTGCCTCAAGACATCGTCACCGTCGAGACGACCATGCGCGGCGGACGAGTTGGACCCTGTTACGAGCTTTTCAGGCTGTCCAAGGAAGCATGTGGCAAGCCTCTGTCTGTCGCTGACTGGCGGCTTCACTTCTTCCCGTGGTGGAATCACCCTGATTACCAACTCGAAGGCTTCAAGCCTACGGAGGACGTGACAGCCAAGTACTTCGCCGAACTGGCAGCGGAGGGAATCAACCTTTCGGACGCGCGCAAGGCGTGGTATGAGCGCAAGAAGCGCGAACAGGGCGAGGACATGCTTCAGGAGTTCCCGAGTACGATCGCGGAGTGCGACAAGGCCGTGGTCATGGGTGCAATCCTTCCCCAGATTGCCGCAATTCGAGCACAAGGCCGCGTGCGCGAGTTCCCGGTTGAGGTCCATTTGCCCATGTTCGTGTCGGTGGACTGCGGCGGCGACACGCTTTCGGCGTGGCTTTCTCAGCCAGGGAGGCGCGACGTGAACCTTTTGGACTGGTCCGGCACAGACGGCGGCGGTTCTGCTGGACTGGCTGCTCAGGTGGCAAAGTGGGAGGCTGCGTACGGCCGAGTGGAGAAGATTTTCCTTCCCCACGATGCCGACTCGAAGGACAAAGGGAGCGCTAAGACCTTCAAGGCTCAACTCATCGAGAGTGGGATTGCGGCAAATCGGATCGTGGTCGTGCCTCGCATCCCGAACGTGTGGACGGGGATCGATTACATGCGGCGCCACCTGCCGAAATGCTGGTTCCATGCCCGATGCGACAAAGAAACGGTACTGGCTGACGAGACGCTGCCTTCTGCGGTCGGAAGACTTGAGAACTACCGGCGCGCCATGAACAAGGCAACGGGAGCATTGCAAGAGCATCCACTGAAGGACGGCGTGTGCGATCACTGCGCCGATAGCCTGCGGACTCTTTTCGAGGCGGTTGAGCACGGGCTTGTTCCAACGATGCCGTGCGCGGATGCCAAGGTTCACCCGTTGGACCGTGAGGACGAGGACGATAAACCTCGCAACCGGCAGAAGGCAAAGTTTGCTTTCCAGGGGTGGAGGCGGTAGGATTTGGGAATGAGCATCATCGAAAACGCAAAACGCATCGCGTCCCGCGCCCATTCAGGCCAGCATAGGCGGGACGGATGGATGCCCTACATAAACCATCCCGCCGCCGTAGCTGAACGGCTGGCCAACGAATCGCCCGAGGTCGTGGCGACCGCATGGCTGCATGACGTGCTGGAGGACACCGCTATGATGAGACAAGACCTATACGATGCCGGAATACCGGCTTCGGTGGTCGAGGCCGTGCATGTGCTCACAAAAAACGACGAAACGGAATACGCCGACTATCTCTCCCGCGTGAAAGCGCACCCTATCGCCTGCAAGGTCAAGGTGGCGGACATGCTCGCCAACCTAGCGGACGCGCCCACCGAAAAGCAGATCGTGAAGTATGCTCGCGGCCTGCTCTTTCTGCATAACGCTTCGGATCAATGACACCTTTCGAGCAGGCGCTGAAGCTCTACGGCTACGAAACGACCGATTTCGAGCACGATCTTACCGCGCATATCGTCTCCGGCTATGTCGTCTGCACGCCGGAAGCAATCGCGTTTGCTCGTCCAGTTCGCCGAGATTGGACGCCTGACCGTTTCCGCGACATCTCCGACGTGGAGCCGCTCGAATCGGCGGATTGCTGGTTCCTCTGGCTACTGTGCGGCAAATTGGAAGTGGCCGCTCGCTGGTTGCCGTGTCCTTTGCCGTGGCTGGGATTCGCTCGACGCGGGAAGGAGGTCAAGTTTCTGGCGTGGGAGCGGTTCGCAAAAGCCGTTTGACAATCGCCAAGTTAATCCGCCTAGACTCTCCATGAGTCACCCTTACCCAAGGCACATTTACGGCGGCAACCTCTATTTTGGCGGCGGTCCAGGTCCAACCGCGCCGCCTGCGCCTGCTGCAACTCCTGCGGCTCCTGCTGCCGACACGGAAGCGGCAAAAGCAAAGACCTCGCTGCAAGCCAAGCGGCGGATTGGTGGCGTTGATGCGCTGCAAGGGGGCGTGCTCGGTGCCATGGCTCAGCAAGGCAAAGCGAAAACCCTCGGAGCTTCCGGCAGTTACACGGGCGAACCATGAACGAGCCTCCTCAAAAGCCCGCCGATTCAGGCCGCGCGCTCAAGATCGTTCAGCGATGGCAGGCGATGCAGTCTGACCGCGCGCCGTGGATGAGCACTTGGCAGGAAATCGCCGAGTTGATGGCTCCCCGATGCGCTGGCATCTCGTCCAAGTCGGAAACGCCAGACACGACCAAAGAAGGATTACTGTTCGACACGACGGCAGGAGACGCCTTGATGACGCTCGCGGGCGGGTTGATGTCGTGGACGATGCCCGTGAATGAGCCGTGGTTCAATTTCGAGCCTGTTCGCGAAATGCGCGGCGTTGATCGCGTGAAGCGGTGGACAATGGATTGCGCCGAACTCGGGCGCGAATACCTGTCTAACTCCAATTTCTACACCGAGTCGCATGAGGATCTTCTCGCGCACTGCGGCTTTGGGACTTCGGCGATGTACTTCGGCATCGAGGAAGGCCGCATGCGTTTCGAGGCGCTTTCGACTGGCTCCTACTGCATCGAGGAGAATCCTTTCGGCGAGGTCGATACGCTTTACCGGGAATTTGAGTGGACGGTTGAAGATGTCGTTTCCTACTTCGGGCGTGAGAATGTCAGCGCGGAGACGGCCAAGCGTTCCGACGACGACCGCGCCAAGCATCAGAAGATCAAGATCATCCATGCCGTTTACCCGCGCCCAGCTTCGGAGCGGCCAGACAACGAACTGGCGAGGATGGCAGGATGGGGCAAAGCCTTCGCGTCCTGCTACGTCGAGGCGAATCAGAAACACCTGCTGCGTGAAAGCGGATTCGATTACTTCCCGTTCAGCGTGGGGCGCTTCCTGAAGTGGACGGCACTCGAAGGCAAGACGGCATACGGCTACGGCCCTGGGTTTGCTGCGCTGCCTGACACTCGGCAAATCAACTTCCTGCAAATGATCCTCGATTGCGAGGCGGAGAAGCGAGTGCGCCCGCCCATGATCGCTGACGAGCAGATGGAAGGTGAGTTGATCCTTTCGGCGGGTGGAATCAATTACATTCGCACCGGTATGTTTGAGCCGAAGCCCATCGCGGTCGAGGGCAATTACACAATCGGAGTTGACCGCTACAAACTCCGGCAAGAGATGATCCGTGCCAAGTTTCACGCGAATCTCTTCAACATGTTTGAGGGGCTTGACGGCATCAGGACCGCGACGGAAATCAACGAGCGCGCCGCCGAGAAGATCACGGCGATTACGCCTGCATTCTCCCGCCAGTCGAGCGAGAAGCATACGCCCATGCTTCAAGCTATGTTCTCGATGTGGATGGAAAACGGCATGATGCCTGAGCCTCCACCAGAAGCGATTCAACCCGTCAGTGAGTTCATGGGCTTCGTTCCGGCTCCGGTCGTCACCTTCTCGTCTCGTCTCTCTCTCGCCATCCGCAACCTTCGCAACGTGCAGGCTGACCGACACATTCAGCGCATCGTGTCGATTGCTCCACTGCGGCCCGAGGTCATGGAGGCATTCGATTGGGTGCGATGGGCGCGCGGCTCGGCAATGGACGCCGGAGTCTCAACCGATTACATCCTACCCGAAGAAGTCGTTCAGGCAAAGCTCGCGGCTCAGGCTCAGGCGCAAGCTGCGGCTGCACAAATGCAGATGGTTGAGCAAGGCGCTAAGGCTGTCGGCGCGGTCGGTGGCATGGAAGGACTGCAAAAAATGGCTCAAGCATGAAGGACCAAACGCCAAAACGCCCCGATTTGAACCTCGCGCAGGACTTTTCGCGTGGGAATGAACTGCATATTTACGAGTTCAACGAGCAATCCACCCGGTTTAAGACTGCCGCCGACATCCGGCGCGCATACACTGAGGGCTTCACCTGCTTCCTGTTCAAGTTCAAGTTTCACGGGCGCAAGTTCGAGGATCGGCAAGCGCTTCCACCTGGGGCCGGATTTGATGAGACTGACGCTTTCGAGATGGGCGAGTATGCTTATGACCGCTTTTTGTCGGTAGTGGGCAAACTTGCGGAACAGGAACGCACCGGCAAGCGGGAGGTGATTCGCGATGACTGATACCGACGCAAAGCGCATGGACCGGCAAGCAGCGGTGACGGCGGCATGGGCTGAACTGGCGCTAAACAAGTCGTTCAAGGTCGTGTTTGAGGACGCACAGCTACGCTTCGGCATGCTGTCGCCCTCGTTCGTCGCGACAGATGGCTACAACACGCACGCAGCAGCCGTCCGCGACGGCCAGAAAGAAGTGCTGAGAGATTTTGCCCGCCGCCTTTGCCTGGGGCGCGAGCGATTGGAGGACGAAACGACTCCACCGAAACCAACACAGGCAGCATAACCAACCATGAACATCACTATCAAAAGCGGCACCGTCTCGAAGGACGGCGAGGAAATCGGCCAGATCGTCGGCGACGAATGTATTTCGTTCCGCATTATTGGCCCCACGGTCAAGTCGGCAATCAACAAGGCGCACGGCTCGAAGCTGAAGCACATCGTCGCTCAAGACAACGCCCCCGGTGCTCCGTCCGGCCAGACTGAGAACACCGAGGGCGATAGCACTTCCGGTAAGCCGGGCGCAGGATCATCAGCGCCCGTTGCGCCTGAAGTGTTGATTGAGAGCAAGCCTGTTGCAAGTGCAATCTCGGAGCCTGCCTTGTCCGGCCTGCCTCGACTCCTTGCGCTGGCTGACGCTGGCAAGATTCCGACGCCTCCTTTGCATCATCCGGCGATGGGCGACAAGGCCCCCGATTTCGTCAAGTGGTTCCAAGCGCACGCCACGCCGGACGAGGTGAATGCCAAGTATCCACCGACTCGGCGCATTCCTGCGAGCTTCGCGGACTACGAGCGCGCGGAGAAAGAGCGGCTCAATCGGAAGCTCAATGGGGAGAAGAAGGACACGGCACCAAGCCAGGATTTCGCAGACGCAGACGAGGAATAAACCAACCATAACACAATGAGAAAACACAACGCCAGACATCTACTTGCAACGCTCGCAGCACTTGCCATTGCCCCGTCAGTTCAATCGAATGTGATGACGTTGCATACTGCGCCAGGAGCAAGCATCAACGCAGCACGTGCCGCTATCGCTGCTCCGTCGCGAGTTCGGCGGCAATCACCCTTGTTGCTGCGCGGCAATCTGTATCGCAGCGCGGGCCTGTTCAAGCATTGCGATATGAACCAGCGCCAACGCCGCAAGTTCAACCGGCAGCGCAACGCGGCAGGGATCAAAAAAGCCTTCGCGTAAATCATCAACCAACCAGATATCATGTACATCAAGAACAGATTCATTTTCGGAGAAGAGGGCGGCGACGGCGGCAGCAATGGAGGCGGGCAAACGCTTCTCGGCAGTGCGGCAGGCGCGGCGGATGGCGGTCAACAGCAACAGCAGCAAGGCGGCGACGAAGGCTCGAAGGCGTATGATTTCCGGTCGTCGCTCGGCGAGGACGGCAACTTTCGGCAAGGCTGGACAAACGACCTGCCCGACGACCTGAAGGCCGCAAACACCATCCTTGGCAAGTACCCGAATCCCGTCGAAATGGCGCGCGGACTGGTGAACGCGAACAAGCTCATTGGACAAAAGACCACGCTCAAGGCCCCGGCTCCAGATGCCAAGCCGGAGGAGGTCGAGAAGTTCAACGCGCAGATTCGTGACGTGCTCGGCGTTCCTCAAAAGGTCGATGACTACAAGCTCGAAAAGCCTGCCTCGATTCCCGAGGGGCTGACCTGGAACGAGGAGAAAGCAGCCGATTTCGTGAAGTTGGCGCACTCGCTGAACATCCCTCCAGCGGCTGCGAACAAAATCGCAGAGTGGCAGATGGCAAACATGGGCGACGCCGTGAAGCAGGGGCAGGCGCAAATTGACGCCTGGGTTCAAGGCCAGCAAGCCGAACTAGAAAAGGACTGGGGCGCGGACTATGACGTTAACTTGGGCAAAGCGAAACGTGCGGCACAACTCGCAGGCTTCGACCTGAACGACGGCGAACTTGCGAACAATGCGAAGTTCGTGAAGGCCATGCTGACGGTATCCAGTCTCATCAAGCCGGATGCTGTCGTTGGCGCTGACAAGACGGGCATTCCGCTCGATGGCGCGGCGCAGGCTGAAGACATCCGGCGCAATCCGTCGAATCCGTGGCATGCCGCCTATAACGGCAAAGAAGGGTCTGCGCGCCAGAAGGAAGCTCAAGCGCTGATGATGCGTCTTCAGGGCATCAAGGAGGATGCTGCGGCATGAGCACGCGAATCGTGGCTCGGTAGGTGAATCCTGCTTTACCGCCGCACATGGGGCAGCATTCCAAATCGAAAATAGTTGTCGGCTCAGTCATTGGCTGGTGTGGCTTGCGGGTTCAAGGCGGGGTGATTACTCAGCGTCAATTCTGCGTGTGGCTGCAATCTTAAGCAGGAGGTCGCGAAATTCCACGGGGGTGTGGATTCGTGGCGTGCTGTTGGCGCCGCCGCCGCGTGCTCCAACTTCACCCAAGCGCTTCGCTCTTTTCAGTCCCATGCGCTCGACCACGGCGGGGTCGTATTGCGCCTCGGAGTGTCCCCAATGGAGTTCCGGCAGTTCTACCCCGAAGGCATAGAGCAGCGTCGGCTTGCGGGCGTAGTGGCCATACTTGCCCTGCTCCACGCAACACGTCCAGCCGCCCAGTGTGTCGGCGGCGATCCATCCACCAGTGCGCGGCGGGACGTTAAGCCCGAAGTGAGGCCAAGCATGGCTTTGCCATGGATGTTCTAGAATACCACCGAATTTCCGCACAGCGGCGAGCGCGGCGGCAAAGCATCCGCTATCGTCCCCTTTCTTCTTGCGGACGCCGGTTAGCTTCACTGTGAGCGGTTGACCGAACCACATTTTCCCCCAGCGCTGGCAGGGAGGATGCGCCACAACCGGCCACGGGCCATTGTAGAGTCTCGCGTCGCGCTGTTCGGGCCACGCGTCCACGTTTGGCATGCCTGAATAACACCCATCGGACTGCACGAAAAGGGCAGCGATTGTCTGGCGATCTAGCGGAAGTTGTGATTGATGGTCCATGTTGGTCGGTTAATCAGTTCGTAGCATCTCAGGCTTTGTTGTGTTCACCATCCTTCCCATTCTGGCATCGTTTCTGGTTTCGGGATGGGCAGACAGAGGTCGAAGTCTTCTGGCACATCGGTGGGGAGATTGCATGAGTCCACACATGCAAGGCATGTCCAGCCTTCGGGGGTCTGCTTGAGTAGCGCGACGTGACCAGTGTATTCAACTGCCAGGGCTTTACTGAGACTGTCAATCTCCCGCTTCACATCGGCGATATGTGTTTGCATTCGCGATCTCACCCGTTCGAGTCGAGTCCGCAGAATGTGGTCTTGTTTCAGCACTTGGGCTGTTTGAAGGTGGGCTTCGTCTGTTCTCATGGTCGTGTTTGTGGTTATCTGTCGTTCATCATCTCAGGCAAACCCCTCCCTCCTCCCCACGACAAGCGGAGAGAATGAGGGGAACCCAGCCAGGCCTTGTTTATCCTCGCGCCAGCACGGTATTTGACCGCTCCCTGCGAGTAGTTCAAGAGTTGACGCGATGAACAGCACTGGCTTTCTCACGGCCTGCATTGTCGCGTTGCTGGCGTCTCCGCTTCGCTGTCCTGTTTGATTGACGTTGGACAAGTAACAACGCAAAAAAGCCGACCTCTGGCGGAAGATCGGCTTTTCGCGGTGTTCTCTGAAAAGAGTTCGCTGTTCAAGGGCGATGGTTCCCGCCAGAGAACAACCTATTTGCTGGCGCGATTCTGCCACATCCGAAAACCGGCGCAAGTTTTAATTTGACATTCGCCCCGCTAATCCATCAAATCGGCGTCAGAGTCAGAACGGCCAGCGATGGCACCCGTTCAAACCAGTAGCGGCCTTCCTATGGAGATACCCGCGAGAGGACAACAATCCCGGCAATCAGGACTCTGGATCGCCAATCTCGCAATCAACAATCTCCATTACGGCTATGTCCGCACTCACCTCCTACTACGAAACCGAGTTTTCCAAGAACTGGGAACTCAAAGCTCAGCAGAAAGATTCCCGCCTCGGTATGGCGGTCACGCAAACCACCATCACCGGCAAGCGTCGCAAGTTCAACCAGCTCGACAACGGCTCGATGACTGAAGTAACGACCCGCAAGGGCGACACTCCAGACGGCGACTCGACCGGCTCCGAATACTGGATCTACCGGCGCAAATTCGAGCGCGTTATCACCTGGGACGAAGACGACGAAATGCAGCTCGGCACCATCGCGCTTCCTGATAGCGAGGAAAATCAGTCCCTCGTCAACGCCAGCAACCGGACGAAGGACGACGTGATCATTTCGGCCTTCGACGCTACTCGCTACATCGGCGAGGACGGCACCACGACCGACGCTTTTGATACCGCCTATCAGGTGGCAGTCGATTACGTCGCCAGTGGTTCCACGGCGAACAGCGGTATCACCGTTGCGAAGGTTCTCCAGGCGAAGAAGATCCTCGATGAAGGCGAAATTGACGACGACGACCGCTATTTCGCGATCTCGGCTCAGCAGTTGCAAGACATGCTCCTGCTTACCCAGGTTACCAGCGCGGATTACGCCAGCGTTAAGGCCCTCGTTGAAGGCAAGGCCGAACGCTTCGCAGGGTTCAACTTCATCCGCTCTGAGCGCTTGACGTTGAACAGTGGCACCGACGTTCGCACCTGCTTCGCTTGGGCCAAGTCCGGCATCAAGTTCGCGGATGGCGGTCGAAACACTCACATCGACATGCTCCCAGGCCGTCGTCACTGCAAGCAGCTTCGCGGCGTCTATCGCTGCGGCGCTGTCCGCACCGAGTCGCCCCGTGTCGTTCGCGTCTATGCGGACGAAAGCCCGTCATAATCTGAACTCGGCGGGAGGCGTCAAAACCTCCCGCCACTTCCTTTTTCACTCACTCAAACAATTCATTCCTGAACCGTTATGGCTTCCGTTTACACTACCTTCGCAACCGCTCAGTTGGCCGCTCTGTCCGACATGAGCCAAGCTCCAAATCAAAAACAGGCGGGCGGCAATCTGCACGTCATTCAAGTCAGCAAGACGGCATACACCGCCGCGACTGCTGACCCTCTCTATCTCGTGCGACTGCCGAAAGGCGCGCGCGTGATTCCGCAACTCTGCCAAGTCGATCACACCGATCCTGGCGATGCCTGCACGGGCACCGTCGGCTACATCTACGACGACGCGACGGGCGACGCTGACGGCTACTCCACCGGCCTTGTGCTTGGCGGCTCGGCTGGCTTCGAGAACTTCGCGACCACGTCGGGCGCGGCAGGTATCACGCCTGTCACGCTGACGGATGACGCCTGGGTCTATGTGACCTGGGGCACCGTCACAAACGGCGCGTCGCACTCGCAGACCTGGACGATTGTTTACAGTCTCGCCTAAGTCCGTCAATTTGTCGCTTGGTTGGTGACATCCTCGCCCCGTCGTCCTTTGCTCATTGGGGCGGCGGGGTTTTTCACAATGAGATTTGAGCCATGACGAAAACCGAAATCTGCAACCTTGCCCTGTCCCTCGTCTCAGCCAATACGGCGACCGACATCGACACGGATTCGACTCCTCAAGCGGAAGCAGTTCGGCGTTGGTTTGCCCCTGCTCGTGACGAGTGCCTCGCGTCACACCCCTGGAACTTCGCCATGAAGCGCGGTTTCCTGACTCTGACGTGGACCGACTTTTCAGGCGTGGCACTGGCAGATGCGGGCGCAAGTGACGAAATTCGCGTGACTGCCACGGCTCACGGACTCTCGACTGGCGACCGAATCCACATTCAAGACGTGGGAGGCGTTCCGGCTGCAAATGGCACTTGGCGAATCACGGTAATCGACCCTGACACCTTCGACCTCGACGGCTCGGTGTTCTCAGGAGCGCACATAAGCGGAGCAGGCGAGTGGATTCTCGCGCCTCTGCACGGCTGGGGGTATCGCCATGCCATCCCTTCCGACTGCCTGCGCGTTGTGCGCGTGAACGGCGAGGATGGCAACGAGGAAGATTCCGCGCCCTACGCCATCGAGGCGGGTTACATCCTGTCCGACGACATCGAGCTTGAACTCACCTACGTTTACCAGCACACGACCGTTACGACCTGGACGCAGGACTTTATCAACGCCTACGCCTTCCTTCTCGCTTCCTACATCGCTCCCGAAATCATCAAGAGCACGGAGCGCGGCGAACAGATGCGCCGACAGTTTGAAGGAATCATCGGCCCGCAGGCTCGCAGGAATGATGCGCGTGCCGGGAAGGGTCGAGTTCTCCAACCGTCCTACGATTCCGACATGATCCGAGCGCGACGCGGCCAGATTTCCACCCGATGAACTCGCTTCACGTCAACTTTAACGGCGGTCTCTACTCATCCCTGATCGAGGGGCGTGTTGATTTTGAGCAGTATCGCACCGGCTGTCTCCAGCTTGAGAACTTTGTCATTCGCCCCTACGGCGGGGCATTCAAGGCACCGGGGACGCAATACCTCGGAGAAACGAAAGACTCGACCAAAAAAAGCCGCCTGTTTCCAATTCGGGTTTCACGTCTCGAAAACTACCTGCTCGAAGTCGGCGAGGGCTACATTCGCTTTTGGCGCGAGGATGAGCCGGCCTATCTCCAGATCAAAAGTGATTACTCGGTTGTCGCTCACTCGACGGCGACGACCTACTATCTCGGCGACATCGCCTCAGACAGCGGGACGAATTACCTGCGCGTCGGCAATGACGCGGCGACTGATTCGAGCTTCGCGACGGCGCTCGCGGCTGGCTACTGGCACGCGCTGACGGGATCCATTATCGAGTGGCCGAACGATTACGACGAGGACGAGCTAAACGACATCCAATTTCAGCAGATCAACCGCCTGCTGATCCTCGTCCATCCGAATCATCCGCCGCTGCTTATCGAGTCCGTTCCGGTCGATTCGCTCTCCTCGAACTTCATCCGCAATTCAGCATGGAGCACGGCAACGACGACGGCGGTCATGTACTCGTTTCTGGTCGGCGCGGTCGATTACACTTTCCCGCCCCTCAAAGAGCATGATCTTTCGCAGGAAATAGGCTACACTGTGACGCTGGAGTTTGACCATCTGGCGTGGGAGACAACGACAGACTACGCAGTCGGCGACATCCGCACGCAAACGAGCGTCGCTTATTACTGCGAGGAGGCGCACACTTCGGGCACGTTCGCGACCGATCTTGCGGCGAACAAATGGCGCGTCGCGACAGGCGCGGAAATCGAGTACAAGCTCACGGCCAGCAACGCTGGGATCTTCACTGGCGTTGATGTTGGTGACAGTTTCATTATCGAGCCTGCTCTCTACCAGTCCAGCGAGGAAACCTCTGCGCGCGGCGTGTCTATTGATCTTGGTAGCGTGGCGGGACTAGCCGCCTACGCCCCAACGTCAGCCATTTTCATTCAGGGCGGCTATACGATTTCGACAGCCTGGGCGGTCAACAGCGCACCGACGTGTGCGCTTCGACTCGAACAAAGTCTCGACGGCGTGACGTTTGAGGTAATCAAGGAGTGGAATATTCGCGGCTACTACCAAGGCACGATATTGTACAAGGACGAGGGGCCGCTAGAAGGGGCTTGGTACCGTCTCTCCGGATGGTGCACGATTGGACTGGGGTATACATCCGCGTTGCTTGAGGCATCAGACGCACAAGTGAAACTGCCCTTTGATGTGCTGGCGCTCACGAGTTCCACGGTTTTGAAGGTGCGTTCTGCTCTGCCGTTCCAGTCGGTCGTTCCAGTGCAAGCCCTTGGAATTGCCACGACCTCGTTTTACACGAATGCCTTTTCCGAAGACAACGGCTATCCCGGCGCGGTCGGCCTTCACAATCTGCGCCTCTGGTTTGGCGGCACGTCGCGCGAGCCAAATCGCGTTCGCGGTTCCGTGGTGGACGACTTTTTCAACTTCGCAACCGGCGAGGGTGACAGCGATGGATTCGACATCGTGCTCAACTCGAATGAGTCAAACCTCGTCAAATGGATTGCCAGCTTCCGGCAAGGTCTCGTCGTCGGCACGGGCGGCGAAGAGTGGACGATTCAGGGCGGTGGCGACGGCTCCGAAGTGTTGAAGCCCTCGAACGTGCAAGCCATCCGCAGGAATCGGGCGGGAAGCTCGAATATCCAGCCGATCCAAACCCGCGATTCTCTCCTTTGGGTATCGCCAACCGGGCGGAAGGTTTTCGAGTTTGCCTATGTGTTCACGAACGACGCGTACGAAGCGCCTGACATGACGATGCGCGCGGAGTCGATCACCGAAAGCGGCATTGTGGCGACGGCCTACCAGAGCGAGCCGGACCCGATTCTGTGGGCTGTCACGGCTGACGGGCGGCTTTTGGGCTTCTCCTACAATCGGCAGAATCAAATCACCGCATGGTTTGAGCGAACGACGAACGGGCTTTTCGAGTCCATTGCCATCGTTCGCGGCGACGGGGACGCAGATCGTGTCTGGGTGGTGGTGAAGCGGACAATCAACGGCTCAACGAAACGCTACCTGGAACGGTTCTATCCGACTGCGCAAGAGTTCGATTTCAGCACGGCAACCGACTTTTGCTATCTCGACTGCGCGAAAAAGATCACGATGGCGAGCGGAACGGCGGTTTCCGGCCTGTCTCATCTGGAAGGCGCGGCGGTTAAAGTATGGGCGGATGGCGACACGATCGAGAGTAAGACGGTTGCCAGCGGGGCAATCACGCTCTCTGCGGCGGCAACCTCGCTATTCGTCGGACTCGCCTACACTTCCACGATTCAGCCCATGCCGCTTGAGTTCGTGCTACAGGACGGCACCGCGCAAGGCCACAAGTTCAACGCACAGCGCATGCAGGTCTTGTTTCACAAGTCGCTCGGCGGGCAATACAAGAGCACGAGCACAGGAACGGCCTACAGTCTCGAATATCCGGCAGGCACGACAGCGGCGTTTTCTGGCCGTCGCGATCAACATCTGAAACCTGATTGGGTGGATGCCGTGACCTTGACTTTCCTGCACTCCGACCCCACGCCTTTCAACATGCTCGGCTACGTCCTCAAATCTGAACTCTCGAAATCATGATTCATCTTCTAGCAGTAATGGGGTGGGATGACGCGATTTATATCGCCGTCGCCTTGGCCGCCGCTGCGAGTAGCTATGTTAGCTATTCGGCTCAAAGCGCAGCCTCAAAGCGTGCATCGACGCAGGCGCAACTTAACGCCAACGCGGAGGCTGCGGCAGCGGACGCGGCGGCAAAGACAGAGGCAGAGCAGCAGAACGCGCAAGCTCGGGCGAAAGTCGCCGAACAGAAGCGCTTCCGGCAGCAGCAGACGGCCGCAATCTCGGGGCAGGGAATCTTGATTACGGGCACTCCGCTCGACATCCTGGCAGATTCCGAGGTGCAGAACCAGCTAGAGCTTTCAAACCTCGCATGGTCCGGCGATGTCAATCAGCGCAACATTGCCCACCAGCGAGCTTCGGCGCTGGCGGGCGGTGCTAACGGCGCGGCTATGGCGCTCGCGAACGGGCCGAATCGGAACGCCACAATTCTTTCCGGCGCGGCGAGTGCGGCGAATGCCGGATACGGCGCATATCAGAACACGACTCGACCCGCAACATGACAAACAAACCACACACAACGAACAAGCGCGCGCTGGGAAGATATATGTGGGCGCTTTTTTGCCTTCCACGTAGGAGCGCAAAAGTTCGCCCAATGTGGGCGCTTTTTTGTTCGCCCAATGTGGGCGCTTTTTTGTTCGCCCGCTTCTCATTCTGATTATGGCCCTTGTTCCTCTCGCTCCCATCGCTCGCGCTCCAAACGTCTCAACGCAGCCGTTGGCGACCGTGCGCCTTCAGTCTGCCGGTCCTTCGCAAGGGATGCAGATGGCAGAGGCAATCGGGCAGGTGGGCGCGGTGGCCGCTAATCTCCAGTCCAAGTACGCCGAGTTGACGGATACGCGGAATCTCATCGAGGCCGAGGAGGTCATGCGCGCGAAAACGCAGGAGTTCGATATGTGGCGCAGGGACCCGGTGAACGCCGACGAATCGCAATGGCTCCCAAAGTGGCAGGAGATGCAGAATGCGACGCAGAAACATATCGACGGCCTGAAGATCACGGATCGAGCGCGGCTGAATTTGTCGCGCTCTTTCGGGCAATGGGCGGACAAGCAGACGATTTCCGTGCAAGGGGACGCCTTCAAGCAGGGAGTGAAGCGCACAGGTGCGGCGTTGGAGTTGCGAATCAATCAAGGCATCGAGTCGGGTGACGACGGCATTGTTGCTTCCTCCTATGACAGCGCGGCCAAGCTCGGCGTAATGCTGCCAGAAGAAGCAGAACTCGGGAAGTTTGGCGCTCTCAAGCGCGCAAAGGAAACGAGGCGCTCGAACACTTTTATGGAGATTGAGACACTCAAAAAGGATGCTGCGGCAACCTTTGAAGATGTGCGTCAAAAAGTGGTCGAGTCACCCGATCTGACCGACACGGAAAAGACCAGCATTCTTGTGGAGGCGGAAAACCAATACGCCTTTCAGGATATGAAGAATCTCATCTACGCGAATCCAACGCACGGCCTGGAGGTTGCCAAGAATGATCTTGGTCGACGCGCTATCTCGCAAGCGCAATACAACGCCCTTGAAGTCGCCTCGCAGAATCGAATCGTTGAGTTACAGCGCGGTGAATATGCCGAGATTGTGGACAAGATGAAGGGCGGCAAGGTCAAGCCTGACGCTCTGCGGGGCATGATTCTCGATTCTGTGCGCCTGTCGGATGGACAAAAAGCAGAACTGGCGACGATCCTCGACGGCCCCACGAACGACCCGCAAGTTTATTCGTCCCTCATGAAAGAGGCGGCAAACTTTGAGCATGACGCCGATTCTCCGCAGTACGCCATGTTTATCACCAGGATGCAGGCGAATTTAGAGGGCACGCATTTGTCGGAAGCTCAGGCCGCCTTGAAAGAGCGAGTCGGCGCAACGGGCGATCCTTATGTACGGTCCAAGGGAGCAGTGTACTCGACTGCTGACGATGATTTGAAAGCGGGAATGTTTGGTCCTTTGACTGGCAAGTTGTCCGATTTGAAAACGCAGTTGCCGCCGAAGATTCAAGCGCAGGTCGACACCTTAAAGGATGCGCAAATAAAGGCCGAGGCTGAAGGACGAGCGAAACGACATCCAGACGAACCGCGACGCATCGACTTCATTGAGTCGAAAGCGCGCGAGGCTTGGTGGAACACGCAACCGGAAGAGTTGCGCGGCGCATCTTATGAGGCTTTCGAGATTGAAGATTTGGCAAAAAGCCGAGAGGCTGGCGCGCGGCAGACGGAAATCTTGCAATCGCTCGACAAGTTTAAGGCTGACAAGCCGAATGCTACGGCAATGGAGCTTCGGCAGTTCTACGATTCGCAGGTTGCCGACCTTCGCAAGAAGGCGAGTCTCCCGCCTGTAGCATCGGGCGGCTCATCCGCGATTGGAACGACGCTGCCAACCATTGACGCAATCCATTCCCGCCATGCCCCAAATCCTTGAAAGTGAAGCCATTGCTCTAGCTCAAAACATCGACTCTCTGGACGATGCGCGGAAGGCAAAATCACTCGACATCCTGAAGCGCTACCAACAGCAGCAGCGGGATCTTGGAGAACCGGAATGGCCCACGCAGGCCAAACAGCAAGCGGAGGCGGAAACCCGTTTTCGTTCGATGTTTGATTCTCCCGAGAAGGTGCCTTACGACCCCGGCCCGTACGCGAAAGATCCAAACGCTGAACGCGTCAGTTACGCAAACGCGGCATTCATTGCCAATAGATACAACGTCGAGTTCGGTGAAGCTGTGGACCGGAGGCGCTTCTATATGGATGATTACGCCGCGAAGAAGGGGCAAAAGTCTGGTCTCGATGAGATGGCATTTTACAACCTAGCCAAAGGGGAAGTGGCAGAAACCAAACTCGCGGAAGATACGCGTCTCGAAGGCGCAAAGGCTGCGCTGCGTGGAGAGGATGTTATCGGCTCGCTTCAGGCGTGGCAGGGCAAGAATCTCGATCGACTGGCAGGCTCTACCGATTTCACCAAGGGCTATCTGAAGGCCAAAGATCAAGCAGGCGATTACCTGCCGATGGCCGACGAGTTGCTGAAACTCATGGAAAGCCAGACAGGACAGAGCAACAGCGCGCGGACGTTTGACACAAAGGCCGCGTCTCGGCTCGATGAACTGGCGGTTGAACTCGCGGGAATGAAGCCGCGCGAACGCAAGCAGGTCTATGCTTCGATTGCCGCGCGCTCTGAGATGGCCGGATATGAGCAGAAGGGATTCTGGTCTCAGATGCTCGGCGAACTCGACAAGGGGCTTTTACGCATGAGTTCCACCGTTGGAACTACGGCCGGAAATGCGGCGGATGTGATGAGGAACTTTCCGGCCATGCTGGCGGAAGGGGCCACGGGAAACCGCGATTTCGGCATGAAGCCGGGCGAGGTTGCCAACACTGACGAAACTATCGCGCAACGCCAAGCACTCGGCGAAATTCACGACGAGCTTGCTTCCATCGTCTCGGGCACGGTCGATCCCGTGCGGCCAACAATCGGCTGGCTGAATGACACGGTCGAAACCGGACTCATCAAAGGCCCTGGCGCTGTCATGCCATTCATGGCGGCGACAGCGGCGCTCGGACCGTGGGGCGGCGGCATGCTGTTCACGGCTGACTTTGCCGAACAGAATCGGCGCGATCTGCGCGCGGCCGGCATGGATAATGACCGAGCGATTCAAATCGGCACCGTCGCGGCTCCACTGCAAGCGGCTGTCGAGTCGCTGTCGAACATGCTCCAACTTGGCAAGTTCACCAAACTGCAAAGCGTGCTCGCGAATTTCACGAAACCGATTGGCGGCGGAGCAGGCTTGGCGCTTCGATACGCTCAAAATACTGGAATCTCGCTGGCGACCGAGTACACCGAGGAGCAACTTCAAGACAACTTCATCGTTCCGGCAGTTCAGGAAATCGTTGGCGCTCTTGCTGCCGACGTGCCGGAAGTCGATTGGAGTTTTTACAAGACGCGCGCGGCTGAATCGACGCCTGAATTGCTGTCTGTCTTGGCTCCTATGGCGCTCGTCTTTGGTGGCGTCATGACCGGCGCTCAAGCCAACCTCTCGCGCGAGATGACGAGCAATATCGACGCGCTGAAGGCGTTGAACTACTCGGAAGCGCAGGCAACCGAGATTGTTGCGGAAAAGACCGAGGAAGGCAGAATTGCAAAAGCCTCGTCCATGTGGGGCGTGCGGGCTGGCGACAAGACGACTTTGGAAGAAGGCGCACGCAGTCTATCCGAGCGCATGCGGCAGCTTTCCGGCGATGTCGTGGCGCAACAGCAGGAGCTTGAACGGCGCGGCATCCTTCCGCGCATGCTTCGCGCAACCGAGGATCAATGGCGGCTGACGTTTCAAGATGGGTCAACGGCTGCATACAACTCGCACGCGGAAGCAGACGCGGCACGCTGGACTTGGACCGAGGATCAACTCGGCAAGGTCCACGCGCTCACCCGTGAAACGCTTTCGAGCATGGAGCGCAACCTTGACGTGAAACGCGAAATCGGCGTCGAGTTTTCGCCGGATGCCCGCACGGCGCAAGATGCCGTCAACGACGGGGTAAGCGTTGAGCAGATGTCGAGGCGCGTGAAGCAAGGCGCGGCTCTTGGCGACGTTGCGCCTGACACAGCTTTTGATGACGCTCAGGCCATCGACAAGGCAACGGCTGACTCGGAGGGCTTTCTGTCGTCGCTGCGGATTCTCGGCAGTTCGCGCAATGAGTTCAAAGACGGTGTTTTGCGCACGACCATCCGGCTTTGGGAAGGCTCGAACGTGCTGACGCTCGTAGAAGAGAAGCTCGAAGGCGATGCCAAGGCAATCATTTCCGAGCGACGCGGGCGGGACTGGATGCTTTCGCGGCTGCGGTCCTACGAGGAGACGAGCGGCGACAAACTCTTTCGCGACGTGCCAGACGAGCAGCTCAAAGACGACGACATAATCGAGGCGTGGTCACACCTGGGGCAGAGCTACCTTGTCGGGCGCTCGACGTTTGGCGAGCCATTGCAGGCAAAGACCATGAGGCGGTTTGGTCGTCTCTTGATGCGCGCCGGGTTCACGGGCGCTATGAACTCGGAAGCGTCCTTTTTCGCCGCCGTCGCCAGTCGCGCGAAGAAGCTCGGAGAGTTGCAAAAGGCAGGTAAACTCGGCGCTGACCTGACGGCTGAACTCGAAAAGCAACTCGGCATTGACTCGCAGGTTGCGCACGATGCAGGCGCGGAGGCAGAAGCGCGCCAACTCATCGACACTTCCGGCTATTCGGAAGAGACGCCGGGGCCTAATGGTGAGACATTTTCCATATCGTCCAAAGAACTGCGCGTTAAAATCGAGGTGTCACCCGACTCAACAACCCTTGGCAATCTTGGAATTACCGAGGGGTTTCACGCCAATCATGGAGGCGAGGTTGTGCCAGATTTCGCGCCACGCGCATCTAAGCAGGGCCGTAAGGGGCAATACGCTGGTTTTTATCTCGGTCCGGCCATTAATGAAGTGAGCCAATACGGCCAGAATGTCTCCACGTTTCCGCTCAATCCAAATACGCCAGTTAAGGTTCTTCGCCGTCCTGGGCAGGTTGAGCGCATCACGCCGGAAATGGCGGCGGCATGGCGGGCCGAGGGGTTTAGCGTCGTGGTCGGTCCAGCGATCATTCCTAGCAAGATCGAGATTGCCACGCTTAGTGCTAACGTGTTGAATACGCCGGGGCCGAATGGCGAGACGTTTTCCACTTCCCGCGCAACTCCCGCAGACGCCTCGAACGTGGTTCAAATGCCGGACGGCGCTCGACTCGTTGGGCCTACGACGTTCTCAATCCGGGCTTTTCATGGGACTCCACACAAAGTGGATCGCTTCAGCCTCGACAAGATAGGCACGGGCGAGGGGGCGCAGGCTTACGGACACGGTTTGTATTTCGCTGAATCAAGGGGCGTTGCCAAAAGCTACCAAGATAGCCTCTCTGGCGCTTTGAGCGGGCAACCTATGATTGCGGGGGTTGTGCCAGCCTCGACCGATAAAACACTCGCGGATAGAACTTGGATGTCGGTTAAAGAGCTTTCCGAGACGCTTGTATCCGATCCCTTGAACGTAAAGAGATTTAGCCAACTCGACATCGAAAGTAGGAGTGACGTGCTCGCGGTGATGAGCCGACTTTTGCAAGATGGCGAGATTCGACAGTCTGTTATCAGACTTGTTCCCGTTGATGTGGTGAACATGCTCACTGGTCTGCAACTTCCTGCCGATAGCACCCTCCATGATGGCTCTGTGCTCGTAAACTTGCCTTCCATCTACCCTCGTAATCCGGTACCCAGCTTTGTTCAAGCCGTGGACATACTGGCTCCGTTGGTGGCACTCTCTGGAGCAAAAAGACTTACCGGACTTGGTAGGTTTGATGTTACTCCTAAAGAAGCCCTTACCGCATTCAGAACAGGTGATGTTGCTCATATTGCTGGCAAAATACCCCTCCCGTCAGAGTTTGCAAGAACAAAGACAACCGGCAACCTCTACACCGTCGAACTCCTGCCGGATGAATCCGAGTTTTTGGACTGGGACAAGCCGCTGAGTGAGCAGAGCGAGAAGGTGAAGGCGGCGTTTTCGCAACTCCACAAAAGCAATAAATCAGCCTTCGACTACTACGACAAAACGCAGTCGAACAAATTCGCTGACGGTTCCATTTATGGATCTGCTCTTTATGCTCGCCTCTCTATGCGAGACATGCCAGCGGGTAACGATGCGCAAGCGTCGAGCCTCTTGGTTTCAATGGGGGTGAAGGGCATCCGCTACCTCGACGGCGGCAGTCGCCAGCGCCGGTTCTACACTGAAAGGGTCAATGGCAAAATCCGGGTAGCAGATGATAAAAGCGGCAAATACACTGGCCCGGTTTTTGAAAACATGGACGAGGCTATCGCCTTCCGTGACGAACTAAACAGCAAGGAACCCAAGCAAACCTACAACTACGTCATCTTTGACGAGAATCTCATTCGCATCCTCGAAGAGAACGGCAAGCCTGTTGGCGAGACGTTCAGCCTCCGCTCCGGCGACTTCGCCTCACGCGCGGCGGCAATGTTCTCGCCGTTCCAGCGGTCTCCCGAGGCTCGCATGGCGATTGCCCGCGTCGCGAAAGAGCGCGCGATGAGACTCGGCGCGGAGTGGATCGAGAAGGCGGCAGTGATTCGCTCGGCATCAAGCATCAACCGCGAGGTGGCGTTTCGTGAGGCTGACGGCTTCGACCGGCGCATGACGGCATACCTCGACAGCCTGACGCCAAACGCGCGGCAGAACCTGGAATTTGAACCGGCTTCACTCGAAGACGACCCGTTGATTTCTGCCATGCTCGACTTTGGCAAGTTGATGTCTCGTTCTACCGCCATCAAGAACGGCGTGCAAAACATGGATGAGTTCGAGGGTGCTCCGTGGCTTCCTCCTGCGTGGTATTCCAAGGGTTCCGGCATCACTCCCGGCAAGATGGCAAAAGCCATGCACGAAGGCGCGGACGGAAACGGCGGACCTCTGGCGGCTGGCGACAGTGCCGCCGATTTGTGGGATGCTGTAGCCTCTCGCATTGAATCTAGCCGCAAGGACAAAGCGGCTTATCGTGAAGCCGTGCAGGCCTTCCGTGACGCCAAGAAAACGGCACGCACGGAAGCAAAGACCGAAGCGGAAGCGTGGGGCGAGCGCACGAAGAAAACGGCGGGCAGTCCAAAGGCTCAACGCGACATGCTCAAGGCTGCTCTGCGCACGCTCGATGGCATCTTGTCGGCGGCTCCTCCCGAGGTCCGCGCGCGAGTCGGCGGCTACGTCAAACTTGCCGGGCTGGCGACGGATGAGGCGATGCTTCAGGAAATCGAGCGGCGCGTTGCAAAGCTGAACGTCGAGCTTGAGAAGTGGCTCAAGAAGGAAGCGCGCGCGCAACTGGTAAAGGTGTTCAAAAAAGCCGCCCCGAAAACTGAATCAGGCGAGAAGGCGAAGGGCAAATTGACACCCGAGTTGCACGCATGGTTTTCGATGGCTGAAGACGCATCGGAGCTTTCGCCTGCCGTTGCAGACGAGCGAATTGAAGGAATCGAAAACACTCTTTCCGGCGAAATGACGAAGGCCATTAAAGAGGACTTGTCGAAATGGCTCGGCAGGGAAATCACCGACGACGCAGAAGCGCGAGACTGGCAAGAGCAACGCCTGACCATTTTGCAAACTTTCGGCTCCGTTCTGCACGGCACAGACGCAAAGGCGGCGCGGGGATCGGCGGAAGTTACGGCGGCGCTCGATCTTGCTCGCGAGGCCTATTCGCAGGGAAGGCTTGCGCACATCGAAGAAACCGCGAAGAAGCGCGAACGTCGGGCGGCTGAGCGGCTGGACGGGATTACCCGTGTCGGGTCTCCGTATGACGCGAGTAAGGCAAACGCTCGGCGTCGTGAACTCAACAAGATTGCCGGACTCAAGGGGCGCGCTGCGGACTACCTAGACACCGGACTCGACGCCAGCGGCTTCTTTCTCGACCTGCTCGGCAAAGGCGATCTTTACGAGAACGTACGTCGTGGTGTGCTTGGCGCTGATATGGCGAAGGACGACGGCATGAGAAAGCGTAAAGCGGAGTTTGCCGAGATGCTGCAAGGGGCGTTTCCTGGCAAGGGTCTTACCGCTCGCCTGCGTGGATTGTGGGAACTTCAACAGATCCAAGAGTCTGCGGCTGGCACGATGTCGCAGCTTCAAATGATGCAGTTAACGCTTTGGTGGATGGACGAGGATTCCCGCGACTGGCTCGACTCTCACGGCTACGGGCAGGATTGGCAAGGCATCGCCGAAGGACTGCTCACCACGGAAGCGCGGGCCGTTCGGTCGTGGCTCATGAAGCAGTACGCAGAACAGTATGCGCGAATCAATCCAGTCTTCCGCAGGTTGCGCGGCGTTAATCTGCCTCGCGTCGAGGTATATGGAGGCATGCGACAGGTCGAGCATTCAAAATCCGACTCATCCGTTGCTCTCGAAGAGGATATGATGCGTGGCGGCATGCAGTCCGGCTTTACAAAAACCCGTGTTTCGCGCCCATCTGGCCCGCCAAAGATGACGGACGCGCTTCAAAACTACTGGCAGAACGCGCACCAAGTAGAGCACTACATCGCATTTGCGGAGGTCTCGACTGAGTTGCGCGCCATCTTCGGGCATCGAGACTTTAGGTTGGCCGTTGAGACGAATCGCGGGCAAGACAAGGCTCGGCAGGTTTCCGACTATATCGAGAACATTGAGCAGGCTGGTACGCGGGATTCATTCGCTCACTCGGCGCAAGGTCGCCTATTTGGTCGCTACGGTCGGGCCGTTGCTGCAACCGCCCTTTTGTTCAAGCTGTCCGTCATTGCCAAGCAGGCGCCGGCCGCGATCCAGTCAGCCTTCAAAGTAGGACTCAAGGAGTACTTTGTGTCACTCGGTCGCATCATGTCTGGCAACGGGGCAATCAGCCTCGGGGAAATGTATCGCAGCGACACGGTGCAACGCCGACTTTCGGAGCATGACGCAGAAATGAATCAGGCCGCGAAAGGCTGGAACCAGCGCCATTTTGAAAACGAGATTCTCGACAAGGCGGCAACGACTCCAGATTTGATGATGAATGCCGGATGGTATGCAATTGGCTGGACAGATGCACGATTCACGACCATTTCCGCAGCAGTGGCTTATGACGTGGCCTTCCGAGACGCTAAAGGCATGGGAATGAATGACGAGGACGCCAAGACCTACGCGGCAGACGAAAGCGCCTTGATCGTCATGGAGACGGCGCAACCGCAAACGGCTGCAACCAAATCTCTATTCGAGAATCAGACCCCTATGGCGCTCCTGCGGTTCCTGTTCGCGTTCCAAAGCGCCAACCGGCAGGTGTTTGGCCTGACGTGGCTCGCTTTGAAAAAGGGTGGCGTCGCGAATGCATGGGGCACGGCGGCGATCATTGCCGGGATGGCGCAGACCATCGGCGGATTGCTTCGCATGATGACGACCGACGACGAGCCGGAAGAGTTGTTTCGGCCTGAAGTCTATGCGCTCGCGATGGCAACGGCCCCCATGACTGGCATGATGGGCCTTGGCGTTATCGTTGAGGCGATCAATGCAGGCGTTGGCGTCGAGAGCCGCATTGCCGCTTCTCCTGCGGCTATGGCCGCTTCTGCTATCAAGCAGATGGCCGAAGGCGAGGCTGACGTAAAGGATGTTGAACGCGTGATGACAATTCTTGGCCTGGCTATTGGCGGGCGGGGCGCTGCTGTTGGAGCAACCTGGAACGTGCTGAATCAGATCATGGGTCTCTACGAAAACGCCACGACATCCGACTAAAAACCACCTTGACAGCTCAACCCCTAATCCCTCCAAATTCACCATGAACCGAGAACAGGCTTCCAAAGGCTACAAGGCCGTCACGACGACCGACGCAACCCCATTCAACTTCTTTGGCTTCACGGTCATTTCCGAGGCGACGATTGCAACGCTTGTTGCGCCGACTGCTGGAAGTCCTGACGGGACAGCCTACGACGGCGACGAGGCCGGAATTGCCGGGGATGCGCTGCCGACCGGCTACTATCCCGTTCGTGGATCTTCGATCACTCTCACCTCCGGCAAAGTCATCCTTTGGAAAGAGTGAACTATGACGCTGGAAACCGCCGCCATCGCTGCGTTGAGTGCCGTCACTGGCGCTTTGTGCTTCATGTTCAAACTACTCTGGAAGCGTTCGCAGGATTGCGAGGAATGGCGAGACGAGAAAGAGCCGCTCATCAACCAAATGGCGCAAGAGCTTGGCATTCATTCCGGCATCACGCGCATGGTCAATACCTGCCACGTCAAGGGATGCCCATATGCGGGCACCCTGACGGGCACCCTGACGGCGGAAACTTTTTCGATTCAGAAATCAACCGCACACAACAAGGACCACCACCACCCATGAAAAGCATGCTCCTCCCTCTCATCGCCAGCCGCAACGGTTGGGCATTCCGTCAAGTTCTGAAAGCCATCACGGTTGCTTGTGCGTCCGTGACTGCTTGGCTCACGTCGAGCGGAGTCGATGCCAGTACGTCAACGGCTATTGTTGCGGGCATCGGCGCGGCTCTTTCGTGGGGCGCTGAGCTTGGCCTGTCGAAACTCGCGT